TAGTATATTATTTAATGCTGTTCCACCATAAATAATTAATTTTTTTTTTTTTAAAAAATCTTCAATTATTTTAATAATTTTTTGAACCAAAACATTATTAACTTTTTTAAAACCAATATTATTTTCAGCTTTTTCAACAGAACTACGCAAAATAGATAACTGTATTTGTTTTAAGTTATTTTTAACTTTTGAACTATCATTTAAATATTTCATTTTAATATATCATTATATTTTTTCTATTGTTATATTTTTTCTATTGTTATATGTTAAAGTTATAATAATTTGTTGTAATATTTCTTGTTTCATAACTTAGTTTAGGATTTGGTGGTTCAGGTTCTGGTATAGTTATTGGAATATATCTTAAATTCTCTGGTTTTAAAACAAAAGCATAAGTATAAGAGTCAAAAAATAGTTCATTTTCTTCTAAAAAAGAATCAGGACTTTGATAAATCATACAAATTAACTGACAACCACAAGAACGAACAAGAATACCACTTATATTTGAAGGTGAAGAACCATTATCAGGCATAGCAACTGTCATATTTTGTTTATTGTATTCTGTGAGTTCATTAATATCAGGTGAATATTGAATATTATAATAATTTAAAGCTCTCATAAATAAAGAGTTGCTTGTCATATTTACATATTCATAAAAGTTTTTTGATTTTAAAAATGTTGGATTGTTCATATCAACAATAATAATAATTTTATTTAATAAACTTATCAAAGGTGTATTACCAAAATTGGTTTTATTATTTTCATAACTATATTCTTTTCCAAGTAACTTGTCATTGAACTTTTCAAGTATTTTACTCATATTTTCGTACATATTTATATTTGAAGTTTTAAAACGTAAGTGTAAAACAATTGGATCTGACGGATTAGGACAAGAACCAATATCAAAAGCATTATAACTAATAATGTTTATTACATCATTAAATGGGATAGAATTAAATGTTTCTTTCACAAAATAGTTATCTGTAGTTGAAGAAGCAACAACAGGATCATCATCAATAGAAAAAATTTCTAAGTCTAAACCTCTAACACCTTGTTTTATTATATCTTTTAAAACACAAGTAGAAACAAAATCATTTGAATAAGCACCACCATTACAACAATTATATGCTGATTTAATATAATAATCTTTAAATGTATAGTTACATTGCGGATCATCAGATTTCAATGATCGTAAGTTATTATTTATCTTTGAATAAGAATTGTCAAACATCTTACATTCATTTGATTGTAAGTTGCGTATATATACTAGCCAATATAAAGAAAAAAATAACAAGACAAAAATAATTAAAATAGTAAAAATATAAGCAGTTAAATTATTATTCCAATTTTTTATGTTTTGAATGTTTTGAATAATTTTATCCATTTAATTATATTATAATAATATTTAATTAAACAAGAAATATTAATATTTAAAATGAAATAATAATAATAAAATATATATAATTTAATATGCCTGGAGGTTTAATGAACTTAGTTTCAGAAGGTCAAGGAAATGTAATATTAAATGGAAATCCTACAAAAACCTTTTTCAAAACTACTTATGCTAAATATACAAATTTCGGTATTCAAAAATTTAGAATTGATTACGAAGGTTCTAAGTCACTTCGTCTTTCAGAAGAATCAACTTTTGATTTTAAAATATTAAGATATGCTGACTTATTAATGGATACATATATTTCTGTAACACTTCCAGATATTTGGTCTCCAATTGTTCCTCCACCAAAAAAACCAGGTAAATGGGTACCTTATGAGTTCAAATGGATAGAAAATTTAGGTTTTAAAATGATTTCAAAACTTGTTATAACTTGTGGTAATCAAAAATTATTTCAATGTTCTGGTGATTATTTATTAGCTTCAGCTCAAAGAGATATGGCTCTAGCTAAATATAATCTTGTAAACTATATGACAGGAAATATACCTCAATATACTGATCCTGCTTCATACGGAATGAATAAAGGAAATTATCCTAATGCTTATTATTATGATAGTTCAACTACTCCTGAACCATCAATAAGAGGTAGAGTTATTTATATTCCATTAAATGTTTGGTTTGTTTTAAATTCAACTATGGCTTTTCCATTAGTTAGTTTACAATATAATGAATTACATATTTATGTCACATTTAGACCAATTAATCAATTATTTACAATTCGTGATGTTTATGATTCTGAAAATAGTTATCCAAGAGTAGCTCCTGATTTCAATACATATTATATGCAAATGTATAGATTTTTACAACCCCCACCTGATACAACATTAGGTATAAATTCATATACTGATAAAAGAAGTATATGGAATACAGATGTTAATTTAGTTTGTTCATATTGTTTTTTATCAAATGAAGAACAAAGAGTATTTGCTTTAAAAGAACAAAATTATTTAATCAAACAAGTTAATGAAACAATACATTATAATGTCACAGGTTCAAATAAAATAGATTTAAATTCTACATCAGGTATGGTTACTTCTTGGATGTTTTATTTTCAAAGAAGTGATGTTAATCTAAGAAATGAATGGAGTAATTATACTAATTTTCCTTATAGTTCTCCTCCTAATTTTATATCACCCGCACCTATTGTTGGAAGTGAACCATTTTATTTCTTAGATAGTTCAACTACTTCAAGTATAGGACCTGGTATTAATACAAACAACACATTAACTAATCTTTTTATTACAAAAACTTATAGTATAGAAAATACAAAAGACATATTAATTGATTTGTCTATTTTATTTGATGGCGAATATAGAGAAAATACACAACCTTCAGGTGTTTATAATTATTTAGAAAAATATATTAAAACACCTAGTTTTATTACTGGAAGTTTAGGATTATATTGTTATAATTTTAATTTAGAAACCGCCTCTATATCTCCAAGTGGTGCTATTAATATAAGTCGTTTTAATAATATTCAATTTGAGTTTAATACTATCATTCCACCCCTTGACTTATTAGCTCAATCTATGGATATTTGTGATCCTTCAACAGGTCAAGTAATAGGAGTAAATAAACCTTATTGGAATATTTATCAATATAATTTCAATATTTATTTATTTGAAGAAAAATATAATATTCTTAAATTTTCTGGTGGTAATGCTGGACTTTTATGGGCATATTAATATTATAAATACGCATTACTTGCTAATGGACCTTCATCTAAGAAAAGTCCTGTTACTGTATCTCTTTTAGGATATTGAATAGTATATTTTTTATCTTCGGATTTTGGATCCCATATGAATGATGAGTTATCTTTATTTATTTTTGTACCTAAGTTTGCTACTTCATTAAATAAAAATGGACCAAAATATATTGGTGGTGGTCCTACATTTTTATTTTTTATATTATAAATTTTTGCCTGACTTCCTATATCTGTTGTTATTTTTGAATATTGGGGAACTAAAAAACTATATTTTCCAGCATTATTATTTCCTCTTATATTTCTATTATTTTTTTTTTCATACATTTTATTTGGTATATTACAACCATAACAATCTGTATCACTCGTACATTGTTCTCCTGTTATATAACATTTTGATTGACTTGAACACATATTGTTACAAGTATATGTTGTTGTTAGTGGTAAATCAACACTATGTGAATACTTTGAATTATTGTTATTAAAATTTTCTTTTTTCACTACAAATAAATAATGAAAAAAACAAATACATAATAATAATAAAATTACATAACTTAAAATTGTATTTTTTCTAAGAAAAAACATATAAATACTATTTTTTTTCATATAATATATATATTGATTTAATAAAGTATTCTAATTATATTTATTTATATTTATTTATAATAAGAATGGATCAAACTTACATAAACAGTAAAACATCAAGTCAAGAAAAAGAACCCAATTATACAACATTTTATTCACAAATATTTTATGTAATTTTAAGTATAATTATTTCAATAGTCATAGCTTCAATTTTTCTTTATATGACTAAGATTTCACAAACAAATATTATACCGATTATTATAAAGTTATTATATACAGGTAAAGACAAAGATATAAATGAAGATACAAAAGAAGATACAAAAGAAGATATAAACAAAGTAATAGATGTAAATATTGTAAAACAATATAGTGATTTTTTGGGAAAACTTGGATTTGGTTTTTTATCGTCTAAAAAACCTGATATTTATACAACCAAAGTTTTATTTGATGATAATATAGAAAACATAACTGAAAAATTAAAATTATTATTGAACTTAAAAAAGAAAGTTTATGGAAAAAATATAACGCAACAAGAGTATAATAAATTAAAAGAAGAACAAAAAGAAAAACCAAAAAATGATGATAAAGATAAAAAAAATAATAGTCAAAATCAAGAAGAAAAACAACCAACTAATAGTGATAAAAACACCTTTATTTTTTGGTATATGTATAATATTATTTATCAAACTTTATCAACCAGTTTATGGGGAGTTAATAGTTTATTTAGTTTATTGGGAAACTACTTATCAGAAAGTATTATTTTAATTCTTTTTTCATTTTTCTCTGCAACATTTGTAATATTATTTTTTGTTATTGTATTATTTTTAACAGTTTTTTATAGTATAGTTAACTTTTTAAAAATATATGATTCAAGAATACCTGGAATTAAACCAGAGACCGAAAACAAAAAAAACACAAAAACAGAAGAAAATAAAGAAACTATGTTTAAATTTGATTTTAGTAATTTTTCAAAAATATTTACTTATCCAAACTTATTTTTATTATTTATGATTTTTTCAGGTATTTTTTTTATTATTGGAATTTCTATATTTAACTTTTTTTATATTATTTATATTTTTTTAAGTAATACTGGAACAATATTTACCAAAGATAAAACCAAAGATAACCCTCAAAATTTTAATTTTATTGATTTATGTAAATCAACTTTCAAATATAAAAGTCAAGTTATAATGTTATTATTTTCATATAAATTATACAATGATGTCATTACAAATCTTGGAGATACATATGTTTGGTCTTTTTTTATTGCACTATTATTATTTTTAATATTTACAAATGTATTTAGTTCTTATACATATAATCCTGTTAATGATACAAATTTAACAAGTGGGTTTTCTAATCAAGAAAAATTACCCAAACCAACTTTACCACAAAATCTCCAAACATCTGAAACAACTTCAACTGATACAACTCAAGAAAAATCATCTGTTACAACTCAAGAAAAATCATCTGTTACAACTCAAGAAAATTCACCCAGAACACCTGAAACACCTGAAACAAATTTACCACCAACTAATGAAGGTTTATCCCAAAAAACTATGGGAGGAAAAGTATTAAAAACACAAGGAGGTAAAAATATAAAACATTTTGTAAAACATTTAAATTGTTATCAATAAT